CGACCTGTAAGAGCGCTAAGACCAAAGATAATACAGTCTTCAACTTCTCCGTGATGTTTTTTAAGATCATATAAATATTCTCTTTTTATTTGTGCATAAGTTACTGGTATGTTTCCGTTTAAATAAGCCATCCATTATTTATACACTTTTTTTAAAACATGTCATCAGGTTCATCGGATATATCGCCCCAGTTATCTCCAACTTCATAATCTACTTTATTTGGAACTTTTAATTCAACACATCCTTCCATTATTTCTCTAATCTTTTTAGCTTGTTCTTTAGACTCTACAGAAATATCTAACTCATCATGTAATTGTATTAAAGGTGTGATACCTTCAGACCGTAAATCAACCATTGTTTTCTTTGTCATATCAGCGGCTGATCCTTGTATTAATTTATTTAAAGCCTTGTATGTAAAAGCTCTTCTGATCCCTGGTCCGTGTTCCTTGATTGCATCTTCATGTTTCAAGGGTTTATGCACACCAAAATAGTTTGGTTCCCATAGATTAAATCTACATCTACGTCCTAATAAAGTTCTTATTTTACCAGAATCTTGTGCTCTATTCATGACTTGTTGAATCAATTGTTTTACAAATGGAACTCTTTGATGGTATTGTTTTAATACTTTTCCTGCATCTTCATCATTATAACCAAGTGAATTTGCTAACTTAGCTTTACCCATTCCATAGAATAAACCAAGATTAATTGTTTTAGCTTCAGACCTATCTATATCTGCTATTTTAGCCACAATTTCATGAAAATCTGCTTGTCCTTTTTCATAAGATTCTGCAATAGAAGCTACTCCAAGGACTCCAGGCGTGCTTAGAGCAAAATGCACTACCAACCTAGGTTCTTGTTGTGAATAGTCAAAACAACCCCACTTATGGCCCTTCTCAGGCACAAATATAGACCTAACTCCATTACCTATGTCTGTGTAATTTGGAATCTGCTGCAGGTTTGGATTAGAATAAGATAGTCTACCTGTCACTGTACCTCCAAAGTCTCCTTTTAACTGGTGTATATCAGAGTGTATTCTACCGTTATGTACAAACTTTTTTAAAGAGTCTACAAAAGTATTTCTTAGTTTGTCTGCTTCTCTTGCACTATTAATAGCTCTCAAAACAGGATCTTTGTGGTTCTTTAAATAATTTTTTGTAAATGAAGGTTTGCCAGTTTTTTCTGTTCTATCAAAATCATTTATGTTTCTAGCAATACATGCTTTTTCAATACTAGCTGCAGCCCATACTTCAGGATAAAAACCTATCTCTTCATGAACTCTTTTCATATAAAGATCATAATTTTTTTGTAATGTAGATTCTACTTTTTGAATTTGATCTTCATCTACTCTTACACCTTTTAATTTCATGTCTAACAAACATGGAAACACTTGTTGTTCTAATTCTACAATCGCATGCAAGTCTTGTGTATTTATTTCTTTTTTAAATTCTTGCCACAAAGCTAAAGTTATTTCAGCATCTTGTTCAGCATACTCACCTACATACATCGCAGGTAACTTGTACATTTCTGCTTTAGGATCAACACCCCATTCTTTTGCAGCTTCTTTTAATGCAGTTTCATTTTTACCCATACCAACATAATCATTTGCAACAGAGTTTAAATCATATCTAAATCTATTTTCATCAACTAAAGATGCAACTACCATAGTATCTACAACTGTTCCGTGGGTCTTGAGCCCTAGTCTATGAATCCAACACATATCATAAATAGCATTGTGAAATATTTTTAATGAGTCTGTTTTTAAAACATCTGCAAACCAATCAAGAACTTGTTTTCGATTCATGTTAGGTCCTGCTTCATGAGCTATTGGAAAGTATCCGGCCCAGTCTTTTACAGCGATAGCTATACCAACTACGTCACCTTCGTTTCTTGTTGATGAAGATCCTCTTGTTTTTAAATCAGGATCTTTTGTTTCTAAGTCAATTGAGATCTCATCATACTTTGATAAATCTGGAAAGTGATCTGGCTCTGTCCAATCTGTATGTTGTTTAAATAGTGTTTTCATTATTCCTCTTTGGTTCATAGATATGTTTTTCTTCTATAATATTATTTAGTTTTTGCTTGTTACTAAATGCATATAGAGCTGCTTTGTAATCATATGGAAATATTTCCCAACTTATTTCTCTATGACCTTCTAGATTTGGATAGATCTCCAATCTAAATGTATGGCTTTTTATTTTTACTATTCTACTTATTGGTTTACTTCTCATCTTTCAGTCTTTTTATTTCTAACTCACAATAGTGAATTATCTTTTCTAAGTCTTTTACCTTATCTTTCTCAATATATCTACAAACATATTTCACGACGTTTCCTTGAAAAAACGTAAGACCGTTCTTTGAAATAAATTCGTATGGTTGAATCGGAAAAAATTTATAGTGAGATCCTCCGATTTGTTTATCTTGAGGAAATGCATCCTCTAACATATTACTGTCTGTCATTTGTTTACTCCTTTTCATTGTAAAAATTGTCTTGTTAATAATGGAAAAACATTTTTCTGACTGTGTTGATAGATCATTAAATGTTTTCTTGGCCTTGATGTAGCAACATAAGATACTCTAGTTTCTTCATCTTCTTGTTTTCTACTACCACTGTTGTATGATTTTAAAGAGTTTGGTCCCCAGTTAGAATCTACGATAACTAAATCAGCTTCCATACCTTTTACAGAATGTATTGGAGCAATCTTTATATTACTTTCTAATTCAGGGTCTCTTTCCCAACAGGTTCTCAAGTATTCATTTAAATGATTGTTATCTCTAAACAAAACACTATCCGTTTCAAACTTTAAAATTTCAAACCATTTAGAATTTTTATCTCCTTGAAAATAATATTTATCTCTTATGTCTTCAAAACTTAAATATAAATCTGGGTCCTGTAGTTCTGGTGGTTGTGTGTCAGCGTGTTCTAGTGCGCCTTTCTTTCCATACTCTATTAGTCCTGGTTGTAGTTTCTTAACCATTTTTAAGTATTGTCTTCCTTGTATAACCCCACCTGACTTTAAAGTATCCCAAGCTTTAATTAATTCTTTCCTATCTTCTTGGTCAAAGATAGTTCTAAAAGAAGTGCCTCTATCATGTGCATAATTTTTTTCTTTAAATATAAGACCATAGTCTATACAAAATTGTTTAAACTTTTGTGCTATAGCATTTGTTCTAGCACACATTATGACATCTGATTTTGAATCAATATTGTTTGCTAATACTCTTAATGAATCAATAAAACCAAAACTTCCTTCTTTGTTTGGGTCACATTCAAATTTTGTTCCTAATCTATGTTGTATCTCCCCTTGTATTTTCATTACAACTCTATACACAGCAGGGGGTAATCTGTACGTTTTAGGCAGAGACCGTACACATTCTTTTTTACATGGCCACTTTTGAAATATCTTAGCGTCAGACCCTTTCCAACCATAAATAGATTGATCATCATCTCCTACAAGGACTAACTCTTCAGTGTTTCTAGCTATCTTTGATATTACTTGCCATTCTAATTTAGATAAATCCTGTGCCTCATCTACTAATACAAGTTTGTATGGTTTGAACTCAATGTTTTTTGCTAAAGATTTTTCTAACATGTCATCAAAATCTATCATTTGATAGTGATCTTTAAATCTTGTAAAATTTTTATACACGTAACTTATCTCAGGTCTTTTAAATCTAACTCTAGAATAACTAGGGTCTTCATCATAAAAATGAAAAATTCTTTGTAGTGGATCTCTTACTATCTTATATCCGTTATTAATTTTTACAGCCTTTTCAAAACCTAATGAGTGTTTTGCTAGACCAATAAGATTCATGATAGCTCCAAATTTTTTATCATGTTCTTCTGTCCACCCTACTGCAATAAGATCAGTCCCATCATAATTAGTGTCTGCTAGTTTAGGCCAATTGTCTGGATCAGTTTTTATTAAATCTTTAAATGTTCTTTTTGCACTTTCATTAAATATTGCAAACTGACTTAAATGATCTTTACAAAATTTGTGTATTGTTTTTATAGATTCTGCTTGTTTTTCAGTTAGAAATAAAGATAATGTTTTGTCATTTATTGCTCTGTCTTGTAAATTTTCTACCGTAGCTTTTGCAAAACCTATCATTAAAACTTGATCGAAGTGCATGCCTTCTTCAAAATTTCTTTTTAACATTTTTAATATTTCAGTTGTTTTACCACAACCAGGACCACCCAATATTTTGTAACGTCGTTTGTAAAATCTATCTGCTTTAGTAATCATTCTCTTGTCTTTCTGTTTTAAAATTTAATATATCTTGTTCTACTTCAGGTTCTCTACCAAATGCAACTTCATCTAAAACATACACCCATTTTTTAACACCTTCTTTTATGTGAAATTTTTCTCTACTAATACCTTTGCATTTCTGTAACATTTGATGTGTTAAGTCTATTGAAAGTTTCCACTCTTCCATCTGTAAATGTTTATACAATCCATCAAATATAAACTTACGCTTTCCATTACCATCACTAAAAGGTCTACCCATTACAATTTGTTTTCTATCTTTTGTAATTCTAAGATTAAAACAAAAATCTTCTATGTGAGATTTTAATTTAAACTCTGGTAAACTTTCTTCTGGTGCATCTATAGGTGTAGCTTTTTGTTGTAGTGTTCTTATCTGCATGTCCCAGTTTTTAATTTTAGGTGGTGTCTTACCTGTTTGTTCTGTGGCTGCTTCTCTTGCTAAGTCTTGTTTAACTAATTCTTTTGAATACAGTCTTACTTCATCACCATTAAAACCTAGATACCATATCTTTGGACTCGAAGTTACAAACGACAAAGGACCTAATACTAATTCATTATCAATGCCTCCACCAATACCTAATTTTCTTTTTACACATTCTTCTCTATTACAATATGTTTTTAACCAGTCTTGGTCACATCTGTATTTATAATCTTTTTTGTCTCTTGAACCTATAACATTGTTAACTTCACTATAACTCATTCCTTTTCCAATTGGCTCAAAGAATTTTTTATTATAGTCTAATGTTTTATCTTGCCATTCTTCTGGATATCTTAATTTTATATACTTTGTCATATCTAAAAGAACTTCATTCCGTTGACTTTTAGGTACACCAAATTTAGCTAGTGCTTGCATGCAAGGAGGTCCGTCTTGAAACCAATCTCCTGAGTCTCCTTCATCTATGTTTGATTTTAATTTCTTGAGTTGTGCAGGAGTAACTTTATTTCTTTCGTAGTGTTCAAAAAATTCTTGAATCGTGGCGGCGCTGCCATCCTCCTTTATCATATAGCGATCTGTTTTTTCAACATTGTAGTAAGGTAAATTAATCCAGCTACCTGCAGATCCTTTTTCTAAATTTAAATATTTTTGAACTGGAAATATTTTATCTGGTTTACAATCACCAAATATATTTTTTATTGTATGTAATTTTTCTCTTAGTAGTAAAGCAGGAACAGCTTCAGTTAAAAATATGTACACGTGTATACCACCACTTTTAGATTTAAAAGGTATGAAAGGTACGTTTATACTTTTTATTTTTTTAAATAATTCTTCTACGTTTGGTTTGTATTCATCTAAATCTATCGCACCCCACATACAAGTGCTATCACTTCTAATGGGACATAGACCTAAACTGTCTGCTTGAATAGTTTTGTTTTTAGTTTTAACATCAAACTTTGTACCTTCTAAGTGTGCTTTCCACATTTCTTCTGTGTGTGCATACGAAGAAGTAAAAGAGGTTCCAGATTTTTTACCATCACCAATACTTGTGTCTATTTGATGGTAACCAAATCTTTCCTCAAGACCTGTAAATATCTTTCTAAATTTTTCTATCATAAAATGTAACGTGGGCGTTTCCACTCTCGCTTAGACGCCCACTACCTAGGATATGTTTAGTATGGGGACGATTCAGATTTTTCTTCTGTACCGTGTTTAGCCTCTACTTCACCTTTACCTACCGACTCTGCAAATGACTTAGCCATATCATATATAGCTTTGTCTGTTACAGGACCAACTTTAGATACATCCCAACCAAACCATGTTCCTT